AATGCCGTGCTTCTCATTAAGACCCATAATAGCTTCTTTAATGAATTCACGCTCTCCCTCCATTCTAGTGAGGGAGTCCGAGCAATCTTTAATTACTGTTAAAATGTCTTTCTTATCTTGTTCTGTTAATACCATTTGTATCTCCATTATATAATTTGGTGGGCCTACTTGGAATTGAACCAAGACTCTGCCGATTATGAGTCGGAAGCATTAACCAGTTATGCTATAGGCCCGGAGCGGATAGTCAGAATCGAACTGACCTTCATGGGTTGGAAACCCATTGTATTACCGATATACGATACCCGCGATTTACTACTTAATCTTCTTCTTCTTCTTCTTTAGGTTCTTCTTTTGGCTTATTAGCATCAAGGAATGCTGTTAAACGATTACGTACAGTACCAACATCGGCTAATTCAGCACCTTCAAAAGCACCTCGTTTAGTCACAATATCAATGATCTGGACACATGCCGCAATATCAGATAATCCAATACCAGCCACATCTGCTTCTGTATTTGACTCTTCTACTTGATTTTCTTCACTCATTTTGTTTTCTCCTACTTATTATCTAATGCTAACCAATACAATGTATCACCAGCTGTTACGGATGCAATTGACTTTGATGAAACATCAAAAGCGTATGCATCACTATTACTAAATTTAAAATTGTTAATGTTAAACACAAAACTAAATTCAGATTCAATACTACCGTTAGACCTAACGGATAGCTTAAATTCGTTTGAGGTATTATTACTAGTATCAGTCACAGTAAGATCAACCTCAGATGATCCATTTGGAGTTACAACCATGCTAGGCACATTCAATGCTGAAGATGCTTTGCGAATGGTCATAAGCTGTTCATGTGTAATGTTAAACTTAACAGCAGAATCAGGCATCTTAGGTTCATTCTTAGCAACTACTAAATTGCCAATCTCTGAGAAGAAGTATTTGATACTAGATGTGCCATTACTGATAGCCACAAACTTCTTATTTTCATCAAAAGCCAACTCAGGATCTTCAAACATTCCTACTGCTGATAAGAACTCAGGGAGATCGTAGATTCCAAAGTCATAGGGAAACTCCTCTAAGATTGGCGACTTGGCCATGATGTTTTTAGACACCCCAACGGTCTTTAACACCTTATCGGTAGTACAAGCTATGTTAGCGTTAATTGTAGCAAAGTTCTTTAGAACTTCAATTGTTTCGTTACTTAAAACCATGATATATTTCTCCTTTTCAATACACTATATTATACACTATTTCGATGATAAAGTCAACAGCTTAATAACCATAATCTGTAGTACCAGTATCATTTGGATATTCTCCAACACTCTTCACTGTAGCATCAACTTTTGTGTAAAGATCTAAGAAAGCATCTCTGGTGTCATCATCGAAACGATTGATACACAGTTGAACAGCCTTATCTCTCTTACCAAAGATGCCAAACGTTTGAACAATGTGGCACAAACGTCTTGTTGAGATTACCTCATCAATGCCTTCATCCTCATAAGTCTTACGAATGGTATCGGCCCAACCAATTAATAAATCAGCAAATTCATCATCAACCGAGTTAAACTTCTCCATGTGATTCATAAGAATTTTCTTCTCTGTCTTAGGTGTTGGGTACTTCTGTTCAATTGTAATTGTAAAGCGTTCTAAGAATGCCTCATCTAAAATTGTAGCAGCAGTAAAGCGACCATCATCAGAACCTTTACCTTTAGTATTGGCTGTAGCAATCGCATTAAACCCTTTAGCAGGTTTAACAACTTCACCAGTCTTCTTAATAAGAATTGGCTTACCCTCTAAAACTCCTTGAAGAGCCATAATCTTATTAGTTCCACGATCGATTTCGTCGATCAATAATATAGCACCAGCCTCCATAGCTTTAATCACAGGACCTTTTTGGAACACTGTTTCACCATTCAATAGTCTAAAGCCACCAATCAAGTCATCCTCATCTGTTTCAGGTGAGATTTGAACTCTTACATACTCACGACCAGCTTTAGCACAGGCTTGTTCAATCATGAATGTCTTACCATTACCTGATAAACCTGTCACGAACGTTGGGTAGAATTCTCCCGACTTAATAATTTTTGATATGTCAGTTGAGTTTCCCCAAGCAACAAATGTATCATCAATCTCTGGAACGTAAACTTCATCATTAGATACAGATGACACTCCAATGTTTTGTACTGTTGATTTAGCTGATCTGAATGGAACTAGTGCTGCTTCTAAGTTATACACTCCACGTGAAACTTTAGGAAATCTCCTAACATGAGCAGCAGCTGTGTGCTTACTAACTCCAAGTTCAACTGCAACACCCACAACATCTTTTACTGTAAAATTTACTTTGTTATCCATTTCTGCTAACTTCTTGATCACTTGATTCATAATGTCTTACTCCTTTTCTGATTGTTATAATTACATTATACTCTAAAACGATGGAAAGGTCAACAATTATTTTCAGTTAATTCCCATCTAAATAATGTGGGTACTTTAAAGACTACCCAGGTCTATCATATCACACTAACTCTTCTACCACTCCTAACACCTCTGCTGCGATGAGCAAACTAGCTGCCCACACAAGTGAAAACGGCAATACCGCATATCCTAGGAATCTAAATCCTGATTTAACAAAACTTATAAATTGATGCTTATCTGCATCAGGGTACTCATTTAACATATTACTCCTTACGCTGCTAACGTATCTGTTATTGTTGACACCAATTTCTTAGTGTGTTTCTTACTCTTACTAAAGCTTCTAAACTGCTTCTTAATATCCTTAATGGCGATATCATTACCGTTTTTGTTATCTTTAATTTCAAACTCATCATCACTTCGTTGACCAACTTTTACTACCGACCACGTATCATATCCACACGCATTTTTAGCACTGATAATACCTTCGCTGTTGAACTCTCTATATTTGAGGTTGCTAGCAGCGTAACTACCTTCACCAGATTTACGAATTTTGTAATACCCCTCTTTGAAATCATACTTACTTTCAGCTAAGAACAAACACATTACTGTTGCTCCAGTTTGTCTCTTCATCTCCTTAACACAGTTTGTGTATAGCTCATCAGTGCTAGAACCCATCACAGCCTTACCATGGAAGTCCATAACAACTTTTGATGAGGTTATATCGCTGTAATTATCGTCATAACCTCTCTTAACGTCAATGTAATTAGCATCACCATCAGTCAATACAATAATGTTGGTGTTTTGAATAGCATATCTCGCTTGAAACTTCTTAACAATGGTTGTCAGTAACATAGTGGTTTCGATTAGAGGAGTTGAACCCATTCTCTCGTATGAACATAAATCGTTGTAATTAACACCCGACTCATACCACGCATTTGAATCTCCAGATAAAACAGCAGCAGTAAAGAAGTGTTTAATACTAGTATTATATTCGCTCTTAGATAACATGTTGTTAGTTATCTCAACCAACTTTACACGATCAGCTCCTAACATAGATCCAGCTGTTTTAAAATCTCCACTTAATGTATTATTTGATCCTGAAGTGAATGTATAAATTTCGAATGGAATATTAACCCTCTTGCAAAACTGAGCTAGTATAATTGTTTGCTTAACAACGTCAACTATGATTCTAGTCATTGAACCTGACCAATCAACTGCCATTACAATACCATGATTCTTGGCTTGGGCCAATTTAGTAACAGTCTTGAAGATGTCTTCAGAGTACTGGTACTGGTGAAGCTTATTGACGTCTAACGAACCCTTCTTAGCTGTTTGTGAACGACTGTATTCGAAAGCAGCTTTCTTACGCTCGAACTCACGAGCCATAGCCATCACAATCTTTTTTGAATCGTTCATGAATTCGTTATATTTGGTGTTAATATACTCCGACTCATATACCTTAGTGTTAATATTACGTTCCTTACGGGCAGCTGACAGCTGTTTATAATCGATTACTAACTTGTTAATATCAGCATCCTTCAAACCGTTACAGAATGCTGGTTGCTTACCTTCTTCATCCTTTTCTAATAAGTCTGATGAATTGCTTCGTTGAGCTTGATCTGTTAGCGACTCACTTTCATCGATTGGAGTATCACCTGATGTTCCTTCAGTCTCTTCGCAGATATCATCACCTGATTCCATTGGCGATCCTGTTTCATCCGATTGATCACCAGTTGTGTCATTTGTTTCTGTGTCATCATTTTCTTCTCCTTCTTCTTCTTCTTCTTCTTCATAATCTTCTTTGTTTGCTAAGTAAGTATTAATCTCTTTACAAGCGTTTAATACATCATCCCAAGTTTCAACAGCCATTGCTAAATCTACAAACAGTTGTTCAGTAGCATCAAATGATACTTCAGCATAACCTCGGCCTTTAGATTGGATGTTTAGTTTATCCATAAAACCATACTTAGTAAGGTCCTTTCCTACAGTACCAAATAGATCATCATCAAATAGTGTCTTATAACCACTCTTAAATGATTTAACGATACCAGGGTAAGTTCTTTGAATTAGTTTTTCGATGCGAATGTCTTCAATGATGTTGATCATTGAGCGTGGAACACCAGGGATAGTCTTATCTGAATCGTGCCAGCCATCAGCTGGTGTATATAGTGCATGTCCAACTTCATGGCCAACTAATAAGTCGTGAACAGCTTTGCCTTTGTCTGCCCACAATGGAAGACTAAGGACTCTATCAACTACGTTGAATGATGCTGTCTGAAAGTTGCCGTGTTGAACCGTAAGGTTCTCCTTTGCCAGCAACTTTGCTAAATGATCTTGACTTTGTAAATTCATAACGTACTCCTTTTCTGATTGTTATAATTACATTATCCACTATTTTAATCAAAAGGTCAACAGTTAATTTACTTTATTTACATCTAAATAGTAAGCTCTTTAAAAATAGTTGATGACGCCAATAATATTGATCACTTGGAATATCATTTGCATAGTAACAAAGTGATACATCTTCTGTCTATATCCCATGATGCCTAATGCTACACCAGATATCATAAACATAATGAAACCCCATTTAGTGTATATCGTATTAGATGCTATCAGTAAAGCTCCAGCAATACCCGATACAGCACCTATGATTTCCATTAACTTATTCATAACAACTGAGAGAAGTTGTTAGGCTTGCTGAATGTAAGTTTAGCATCTAACTTGGACTCTAGTATGTCAGGCTTATGCGATATAATGAATGTGTTGGTATCATCCCCCATAGAATACAGAATCTTCATTAGATTATCAACACCATCATCATCCAACGATGAGTCGAATGTTTCATCTAGTATCAACAGATTAGTATTGGTAGAGTTCTTCATTTGTGCGATCTTACGCCACGCAAACAACAGTGATAAATCTATACGCATCTTCTCGCCTTCTGAGAAGTTAGCATATACAAATGAATCCCTATGACGACTCTTAATAGTTTCAGTGAAGCTCTCATCCAGATTAAATGATACAAAGAAGTCTAGTGTTTGCAAATACTGATTGATTAGAATATTCATTGCAGGCAGATACTCTCTAATAACCTTAGTTCGAATGCCTGAGTCCTTCAACAATTCTTGAGCTATATCATTATACATAGATTTCTCATTTAACTCGTCCAAGTCGTCTCTATATTCATCTGCTTGAATTTGAAACAGACTCAATTCAGATTCTTTATCAGTTAAATCCACCAACTTAACATCAGCCTTCTTTGTTCCCCGCAGCATTTCTATACTTGACTGAATACTAGATGCCTTACGCTGAGCTGCTGCTAACCTATCTAGCTCTACCTGAAGTTCCATTATAGCATCAGAATTATGCTGATCGTCTTGATCAATGGTTTCTTTGTCCTTAAGCAATATTTTAGCAGAGGCCTTAATAGATCTTACACGCTCATCCTTCACAAATTGAGATATAGACTGATTGCATGTAGGACACTCATCATTGTTCATATAAAACAAGTGTTCTTCTGTTAAGTTGGATATAGACTTTTTAATCTCGCCGGCCTGTGACATAAACTCTTTACTGATGTTAGTTAACACTTGCATTTGTTGTTTAGATACGGTGGGCCACGTAGAAGCTTCTTTGGATAATGCAATACCTTCTTCAGTCAACTTGTCTATGTCTGATTGAATAGCAGCATCTGCTGTATCATGATCATCAAGTTGAGACTGATTAATTGCTGTCATATCTGTTATGTGACTGGTTAAATATTGAATCTTGCCTTTAAGAACATCCAACTCAGCTTTAGCATCTTTACTTTTACCTCTAGTATCTGATACACGTTCCTTCAAGATACCTTTCATCTTACTGAATATGTTAATATCCAACAGGTCTTCAATAACCTCACGTCTATGATTAGTAGACAACTGCATGAATGGAATAAATGAACTGGATCCTAGTACTACGATCTGATGGAATGATTTGTGATTAAGCTTTAATATGTTCTGTTCTAAGAACTTCTGATAATCTCTCACTGAAGCACTCTGATCAATCATACTACCATCTTGCCATATCTCAAAGTTATTAGGCTTAATACCACGTACAATCTTAAAGTCATGTCCTGCAGTATTGAACTCAACAGATACTTCAGTACCTTTGAGATTAACTGAGTTAATCAATTGATTCTTACTAACGTTTCTATGAGGCTTACCAAACAATGCAAATGATAATGCATCTAACATAGAAGACTTACCAGCTCCATTATGCCCAACCACAAGAGTAGACTTAGATGCATCTAATTGAATCTCGATTGCATTTGCTCCTGCTGACAGAAAGTTTTTGTATTTTAGTTTAGAAAATTTTATCATGAGATATCCATATCAAGTGCTTCATTATATAAGGTGTTCATGAGGGTCTTTAACTTATCCTTATCTAAATCAGTATTAACCCCATCTATATAATTATACATTAAATCGGTTGTATTGTCAACATCTTCAATGGAAGTAATTACATTTTCTCCTAAGAATTCTTGGAAGTTTTCTACTACCTTCAATTCATGGGTTTCAATGTCAGATAGTTTATCAATGAATTTATCAAACATGAATGGATCATTTTTATTCTCGACAACAACTTTTATAAACTTATTAACATACATACTGACATCTTCTTTATAATAATCTACATCAGTATCATCATAATAAATCTTTTCAAATAGTGTGTTAGGGTTGCGCACCTTAATAATGTCTTTAGTATTGGTATCGAACACATGAAAGAACTTATCATCAGCTGAGTCAGCCCAAGTGAATTCCATTTGACTTCCTAGATATCTCACATTACCCACTTGAGATGCTACATGATAGTGTCCCGACAACACTTGATCGTAATGACTAAAGATATCAGCAGACATACCATGAGTCTGCACAACACCTCTCATTAACTCAAATCCTGATAACTCCAAATGAGACATAATAACTCCGTCATTCTTTCTAATGAAATCCATAGAGGTTTCATAGTTGTTAGCACTGATCCAAGGTAATAGATTGATATTGCATCCATCATATACAACAGATGTTGGATTCATAATGATATTAACATTAGATGTGTAGTAACCAAGTAGCTCTTTCAATGAACACAGATCATTAGTATTCTTATGATATACATCATGATTACCAGGAATAATATCCATCATCATACCTTTATCCCGGAGGGGCTCTAAGAACATTCGTCTATTGCTATTTAAAGCTTTAAAGTTTACATTCTTCCTATGATCATAATAATCACCTAAATGTATAACTTGTTTGATATCATGATCTTCACAGTAAGGGAAGAAAACCTCTTCGTAAAACTTCCTCTGATACTCAATGAATATCTCAGAGGAGTTTCTCACTCCAGAATGAGTATCGTTTAGAATTGCAATTAACAAAACAGTTCAAGCCCCTTTTTCTTTTTCTCTTCTATTTTCTCTTCCTTAGCAAAGGTCTTAATAGCATCATCTTTAGCTTGAATATTAGAGATTTTTTCTCTTAATGTTTCGATGAATGACTGATCAACAGGACTATTAACATCAATACCAACCATAAACGATTCAACATCAGCTTGTTCCATAAATCTATATTTAATATCAGCTTGCTTCTTCTCTTTAATAATACGTCTGATGAATGCAAAGTATGCAATTTGAGTGAAGTATGAAAATGCATTTGGCTTACCTGTACGAGTGGCAGCTTCAATATTATAGTTGTATACAGCTTTAAGACAATTCTCTACTCCATCCATAACCATCTCGTCTCTGTATGTGTATCGTACAAAGTTGGGCTTATGACTCAATCCTTCACAGATTTTCATAAAACATGTAGCAATATAATCTGTTACTTGTGGGAGTTTATCGGGAGTGTCTTCTTGGGCCTCTCTATATGATGATACATAATCTACCACAGCATATGAGAAATCCCTGTTGTTTACGTAATGTGGTTTATCTCTTGGTTTGATCTTTTCGGGGTTCTTTTCCGACATAATGCTCCTGCAAGTTTTTGGTTAATAATACCTATATTATACACTATTCGTCGGGAGAAGTCAACAGCTAAATTAACTGTTGACCTTTTGGTGTTTTTAGTGTATAATATAAGTGTGGCCGGGAAGGCTGGAAAGCAGGGGAATTAATGGAGGATAGTATCTTTATCTATAGACTGATCAATAGATGCAGTTGAATCAACTATGTCTAATATTAATCTCAAGTACTGAGCTTTCATCCAAGGTACTACATTAGATTCCATCAATACTTGATACGAGTCTAACATATGAACACTATCAGTTGAGAATGGTAACCATGGAGTTAATACATATTCATTATTATCAGCTATATTAACTAACATTGGTTCTTCCAACATCATGTTATGATCAACATCTAATGTGTCATGTACGAATGCAAGTATAGTTTCACCATTAATAAGTTTAATATACCTTATGTTAAGATCTGATAATGTGGTATCCATACTACTACTTATATCATATCAACTTCATGAATTTTAAACTTAAACTTCTGCTTAGCATATATCTTAACACGTTCAGCTGAGTGGTTCAATGTATAATTCTTCTTACTCATCCAATGAAAGTCATCAGCTATATCATATACCTTAGCAGGTTCTCCATTATCACTCTTCCTCAGTACCCTACCAACGCTTTGTAGTATCTTAATTTGAGACTTAGATGGACTTGCAAAGATGATGTTGTGTAGATTCTTAATGTTAATCCCTGTAGAGAATGTGCCAAGACTCGCCACAATAATAGCATCATTTTCTCTCTCGGTCAAAGCTCTGATCTCTTCTCGAGTATCAGCATCTGTTGAACCAGCAACAAAGAATATGCTTCTTTTGGGATCAGCAGCATCTTCTATCAGTTTATGTAAAGGGATGCCGTGTTTATGAACAAATTGAAACAACACTAGAGTATTACCTTTTTGGGCTAGTGCTAAATTTTTAATGAAATTGTTGCGTGGCGCATATGTAACTATATGATCAATTTCATCTTGATATTTCATCTTACATACCATCTTAGCTATTACTGGATCATGTTTTAATAGTATTACATCAATTGATACATCAGATAAGTGGTTATTGTCTATAAGCTTCTTAGTTGAAGTAACATTATATACTGGACCAAAAAGTCCCTCTAACACCAATTGGTGGGTTTGGGTCCCATCAAGGGTTCCTGTCAGACCGAATCTATACATAGCATTTGAACATTTAGATAGGATAGATGTAAGAGACTTAGCTTTAAAGTTGTGAGCTTCATCACCAATGACCATACCGAATTGTTTGAAGTACTGCTTAGGCATTTTATATAGACTTTGCCAAGTACTGATATACACTTGAACATCTGAATTTTTATCTTTACCTGCCATGATTTGGTGACACACATCAGGATTAAATGTTTCATCATCTTGTGCGTAATCAGCAAAGTCTCCATACATTTGTTTTACAAGAGATGTTGTGGGTACTATCAAGAGCACCTTTAGTTTTTTATTGTATTCTAAGAAGTGTCGTATTAAGAGATATATGATTAACGACTTGCCTGATGCTGTAGGGCTTAGCAATACACCATTACAGTTTACCAATGCATGTTTAACAGCATCCTTTTGATAATCTCTAGGTTTAATACAATTGTCCTTACCTAAAGGAAGCCAATCTATCCAATCTATATTGCTATCATATTCCTCTTTAATAGGGACTTCTAATTGATAGCTTCTCTCTGCACAAAATTGTTCTATGTACTTTTGAAGTCCTTGGTATATCTTATTAGTTCTTAAATCGAGCAGACGGATCTTACCATCCCACATCTTATTCTTGAATGCAGGAACAAACTTGTATCCTGGAACATAGAAGGTAAAAAATTCAGACAACTCCATAAGGATACCTCTATCCTCTGAAATAACTCTTAAATATACTTCATCGATTTTTTCTAATTTAATATCAGACACCAGCCTCAAACGATCTCCATTTAATAATGTTGCCAATTTGCTGATGTCTCCATCGGATTGTATCCAATATCTCTTTAATGGTATCTACCATAACAGTTTGGTATTCCAATTTTAATTGAGCTTCTTGTATATCCTTATCTGAATTATAAAAGTAATTCATATCTCCTTTAAGTGGTTTGTTTAATCCATTAAATGGATCGTAGTCCCATCCTAGTATGTCCATTTGAGGCTGACTCATCTTTCCATTATAGTATAACCATTTATCTTTAAGTAGGTTATCATACGCTTGTTGTATTGTTTTCTTTTTGAGTTTAGCTACGGTGATTAAGCTGAGATATTTAGAATGCAAGGATGCATTCTTAATTGTTGTGTCATCAAGTTTGAATTGATCAATGACTCCGTCCTTTTCCCACATATCAAGTATTTCTTGTATATCCATAATATAACTTCCTTCATAATATATAACTTATTTATATGTGTTTAAAATGGTGAGACTGCCGTCCCCAATCCCGCAAAGGATACCTTGTGTTCAAAAAAGTCAACGGTTAATTTTAAACTATTTCAAAATAACTATAACTGAATGATACAACTGCGGTAAGGTATTCAACATCTGTTGTGGTGATGTCGAATGGTAATGAAGAAAGTGTTGTTGGATATGCATCAATAAATCTAATTTGTTTTGTTACATTGTTCGCACTCGATAAGATGTTAAGTGTTAAATCTCTCACATTATCAGAGCTGTTGTTATCATCAACTTGATTATA